AAAGCGTCCTTTTAATGCCATATATACACGTAGAAGATCTTTACTCTATATTTAGAGGACATCATGGCTGATGGTAATAATATTTTCAAGCAGCTCAAAGACTACCAAAACAAAGCAATGCAGCAGGTCGGTCTCGTCCGACTCGGGGGAGGTTTGCTGGTATTTCCGCCGGGATTAGGTGGCACAACACCGGAGCGGGGCCCCGCTCCGGAGCGGGGTTTCGTTTCAGGATTTGCTACTATTCCATTTACATTGTTTATGCCATATAAACGAAGTACTGGCACAGCAGGAATGTATTCGACCACTGCGGTGAACCCAGACAAGTTATTTACTAACTTACCATCACCGGAATTTACAATCGCTCTTCCTACTCCGAGCAGTGCACTTAAAACAAATTACTCTGCGGAGTACAGCAAAATTGAGCTTGGTCAAGCAATAGGTTCTACTATCGACAGTGTGATGGGCGCTGTTACACAGTTTGGCCAAGGCAATTTCGAAGACGCGCTGAGCGGCATTCAGAATTTGGGGCAGGGGTCGGTTAATGTGGCCAAACAGGCCACCATGGCCTTGGTCGGTGCGGCGCTTGAGGCGGCGAATAGTGATAAACAACTATTAAATATCGCGATGGGACAGGCGGATAATCCGTATTCAGAAAATGTTTTTCAAAATGTCAGTTTTCGTGAACATAACTTTTCGTATACGTTTATGCCTAGAAATTTAAAAGAGTCGGAAACGATTGATGAGATAATTCAAGTGTTTAAATATGCCATGCATCCGCGCCCTGGCAGTGGCGCTCTGGCCGGGCCGGGCGCGTATTTTGATTTTCCCTATGAGTTCCAGATTACACATTCGATTCAAAGCACAACGTTTACTTTGATGCCTTCAGTACTTGAATCGTTTGATGTGGATTATAGCGGTGGAGCCGATACACCAAAATTGTTTAAACTTACAGACAGTGGTCAACAGTTTCCCGCTAAAATTACCATTGCAATGAAGTTTAAAGAAATGGTATTATTGTCCCGAGACAGAATTTTATTAACCAGCCACCAGTCCGGCCAGGAAAGTGGCCGGTTAGACTCTGGCGCCGGCAGAGCCACGATGCGTTTTCGCTTCTAATTAATTCATATGCGATACTTTCAATATTTCCCAACATGTTCTTATCGTACCACGGAAATTCAAAACGGATTGCCGCAAGAGATTTTTCGTACTGTGCCTAATATGACGGTGCGGTTACAAGCAACTACTGAGTTGGGTGCGTATGAGTGGTACAAAATACAGGACAGAGATCGTGCTGACCTATTAGCCGCACAATGGTATAAAGACTCGCAATATTCATGGGTTGTCATGCTCTCTAATAATATGCACGATTTGTACGATTGGCCGTTAACAAATTTAGAATTTCATGATTATATGGCTAGAAAATATGAATCTGTACCTGGCCTTAGAAACGGTGTTCAACAAAGTGGCAATACAGTTTATGAGTATTTGTGGAAAAATCCGGATACGGAGCAAGAGCTAGTAATTGATGCGACGTTACATTCAACCATTCCAGAAGGTGAGCGACGTCAAGTATCGGTGTATAAACATGAAGAAATGTTGAATGACAAGCGTCGCGACATTAAAAGACTATTGCCTGATACATTTCAATTGTTTTTGCAACAATTTGATCGAGTGATGGGGCGGTAAACAATGCCGACTGCAACCGATAAAGCCGTCAGTGTTGATCGATTGCAAATTCTTTCGCCGTTTTTTATAAATCCAAAGACAGACGACGAAAAGAGAATTAAACAAATATTAGATGACGTACGTACCTACGTTAATCGAATAGATATTTTTGAAAATATGTTTTCACCCGCATTGACGGGGGAAGTGCAATTTGGTCGAGATACGCAGGCATTAACTAATATAGCGTTAATGCGAGGGTTAGATGCGCTATCGATACAGTTTAGTATTTTAGATAAAGAATCTCAATCCTCCCGACGAATATTTGGACCGCATATGTTTTCCATATACAACCAATCAAATCGCTCACCAGTTAATAAGTCCAGTGAAGCGTATTCGTTAGGTATTTGTAGTCCTGAGTTAATTTATTCTACTATACGAAAAATATCTCGTTCGTATGTTAATAAAAAACCAGAAGATATTATCAAAGACATTGTAGAACAACCATATGGACTATCGAGTAAAAAAAAGTTTGTTGTACGGCAGACAACTAAACGACCAATTAAAATGGTTGTGCCTTATATGCGACCGCTGGAAATAATTCAATTGTTGACATTACAAGGGCAAGCTGAATCCAATGAAACTAACTATCTATTTTTTGAAACCTTAGAGGGATATCACTATACGTCATTTGGACGATTATTACAACTTGCGGCCAATAATTCAAAAATTCCGACTATCTATTCGGATTTAGCTGGACAGAGTGCAGATGGTAATACACGTACACGAATCAAGGCCGATCAGCTACAGGTCATTTCAGGATTTGACATTTTGTATGCGATGTCACGAGGATATTTTGCGTCTACAACGATTGCTCCAGATGTTTTATCGGGTGTATGTGGCATACAAATATCAGGAACGGGATTCGATGGTGCATATGATCGTCGGTTGCGAGTGAATCCCGATGGAAGAGATATTTATCCCAAGGAAATAGGATTGGGTACACCTCCTACCGCTCGTATATTTGTGGTGCCTACAACCGCGTTCAGTGCGGCCAATACGCAGCTTACGAGTAAAGATACAACCATCACAGACAATTTTATTGCACAAACAATTGATGGTCGTAATCGTGAATTACTTGGGTTGCAATCGCGTTGTATTCGTGGTCGTGTTGCGGGTGCGCCTGAATTACATGCTGGAAGTTTTATTGATGTTCAATTTCCAACTTCATTGAATAACAAAGGTATTGGCAGGGGAGTCAAGGATTCTGCGTCGGGTCGCTATATTATTATTAACGCTAAACATAGTATTGTTGCGGACGGTAGTGGTGGCGCGTTTTTATATGAAACCACATTTGAAGCCGTTACCGATTCTTTTGCACCGCGATTATAACCATCAACTGAAACCTCAGCAGTATAGTGCGAATCACGCTGACCCGTTGACCTTTTGAGAAACCTAATAAATACATAATATGGAGCTTAATGAAGCGCTTCGAGTCGGTTCTATTAGCGCCCATGATTATATGGGCAAGAATGGCTTTTTTTGGTGGATTGGAGTTGTTGAAGATCGCAACGATCCGTTAAATTTAGGCCGCGCACGTGTGCGTATTTTCGGATATCACACTTCTGATCAAACGTTATTACCCAAAGAAGATTTACCGTGGGCATTGCCAGTTGCTCCGCTGAATAATCCTCATGGTGTTAAATCTCCAGAAGAGTCGTCATGGGTGCTTGGATTTTTCTTAGATGGTCAAATCGCGCAGCAACCGGTGATGTTCGGTGTATTGCCGGGGGTTCGTGTGCTAGAAGTCGTTCAAGTTCCGCAATTTTCTAAATTTCCGGATATGGATATATAGTATGCCACGTTTAAGTTTTGAACGCAAAATCGCGATGGGTGCAAGTACTCAAAAGTTATCGTATAATGGTAGTACGTTCCGATGGAACGCACATCCGATATATGGAGAGGCTACTCCCGAAGGATTAGTCGGTGCTGAAATTAGTGGTAGCAGTATCGCATGGCTGAATCCGTGGACGTTAGTGTTTCAATCATGTCAAACTCCAACCAGTGAAAGTGGTGGTTTGTGTCGAGTATATACACACGATACTCGTACAGGTCTTACCACACAAGTATCATCTAGTGGTGCAGATATTTTATATGCAGCCGGTGATGTATGGGCGGCACGGCTCTCCGAAACTGGCTACCGCGATTCTAAAGGCCGCACACATGCTAACTATAGCGTAGCTGGAGTAGATGATGACGGTACTGTTCTTGTAATACTGAATCATGCAACACAAAAAGGATTGGGATATTTACTACCTAATGCGGTCAGTGCCAGCAATGTCATTGTAATCACATATGATACTATAGAAAATGCAGAAGTGGCCATTCGCAATGGAATAGTAGTTTATCGTGCGAACGGTGTGCTCAATCGGTATGTGATTGAAACAGAAGAATTTACAATAACTAATATTCCGTTTATATTTGTTCAAAATGATGGAGATTGGCTGGTTGGTGAGCACACACAGGGATTAGGCGTTGTTGTCGTTGAATTTGGAGAAACTGAGGGGTTTCAAGTTTCTACGTTGAGCGATAATTTTGCTCCTGATATTCGTGTAGCTGCAAACGGATTTATTACCGTGGCAACCAGTACCAGTCGCGATGAAAAGCCCGCTAGTAGTCGTCGGTATTTCATTACACAAAACGAGTTTCGATATTCATTATACACGGATCAAAATAAAACAACAGCAATTGTGCCTGGATTGGGCCCCACATTGAATTCATCGTGTCATCATATAACTGGGGAGCACCATTCAGATTCAGATGCTTCGCCGTCTGATGTATTAGTGGTAGCGTCGGATATCATTACTGTTCGAGCAAATACCGAAAACAACACTGGCTTGGGCCGTACTGTAACTATTTCAAGCACTGATTGGTTTGGAACATTGGGGGGTAAAGATCTTCGTGCGGCATGGCAGTTTGGATTAACAGCGGTTGTAGCGGCCACAAATGCGAGTGCTAGTGAAGAGGTCACTGTTAAAAATAGTAGTGGCAATACGTATTCGTCGGGTCGTACTTCATACGGAAACTCGTCCGTTATAATTCGATCTGCGCCAGCATCAAGTAATACAAACCCATTATGGGAAGTCACATGGGTAGCAAATACAACAACCTATTCTCGGGTAACGCTGAATGCAAATTTAGCGCCGACGACCTCTATTGCTAACACAACATTGACGTTTGAAAATCAAGGCATTCTTGATATTAATGCGACTTCCAATGTACCGATTACGGGTCACGCGAATCAGTCGAACAGATATGGATATGTCGTATTACAGAATCCACTTACGCGAGGAGATTGGACGGTTGGAAAAGATGTATCTCCTACGTGTACCACGTCTCGTTTGGTGGCGTGGAATGATGATTTGCAAAAAGCCTTTGTGGTATGGAATGGTACCATTGACGGGCCGCCACGTTTAGCGTTGCAATATGATTCGAAGGATCAGGAAACTCCTCGTGTGGTGCCGGCTCGTCGCATATTTGCATTGCAGAAATTTTTAGAAATTGGTCAGCTTGATTTAGAAGCCGGAGCAACCCCCGGACTTCCTACATTAATTTCAATACCTGATTATGTTCAAAATGTGCCATATAGTTCGCCGGCTGATGCTTCCACTGCTACTTCAGGCTCTGCTGCTACTTCAGATTCGGCTGCTACTTCAGGCTCTGCTGCTACTTCAGACTCGCTCCAAACAGATACACGGGTGTTTCGACCGTATCAAACCATTCCTCCGACCACAAAGGTTTTAGAAGCGGTAAATACTAAGGGTGGTCCAATGTCAGGTTCCGATAGTGGTGCTGAAACATGTCATACCGATCCATTTGGTAACACTTATGTACCGAACAACGATGCACGGGATGCGGTAATAGCGGTCGTTAATGAGTTGCTAGGTAGGGAAGACTTTTTAGCCATGGCACAAGACGAAGATCGACGAAAAATGGTACCCTTTGCTCGGGAAGTGGCTCGGCTGACAGGAGTAGGTATGAATGCGGTTCGTGGAAATGGCAATGATCCATCTGGAGATGCAATTGCTATTCTTAATCCTACCGGGGGTAAAGGTTTCGGTTCGTGGGACAGTGATAAACGCGTACAGATTATGGATATCGTTGTTGGTGCACATGGAGGGCCTGGGTCGAGACCAAGTGCGGGATGGATTGACGTAACTAGTGTTTGCGCTGATGATCCGGGTGGGGGGTATATTAACCCATAAGGTAGTGGCGTGTAATTAAAATAACGGATATTATATGGCAAAATTAAGTAATTCAGACGAGTTAGCAAAACAAGTGAAGGCCGCCCGAGCAATACTTGGGGGTGGTGGTGGAGAAACGATTGCGGAGGATATTCCCTCGTACGCACCCAAATCCCCATATAATACGGTTTTAGTGGAATCAGAATCAGGACATCTTGTCGAGATAGATGACACTCATGAGGCTGAACGGATTCATATTTATCACACTGCGGGGTCACATGTTGAAATGTGCCCCGACGGTTCAGTCAAATACAAAACGGTTAAAAAACGGCAAGATGTAACAATTGGCGATCATGAAATACTCATATCGGGTGATTGGAATATTATTGTTGACGGTGGGTATAAGTTACGTGTGAAGGACGGGGACTTGACTATTCATGCAGAGAGCAGTGCGGCGCTTAATGTAAAAGGAAATTTAAAAATTTCTGCTAATAACATCGATATAGATGCGAGTGATAAGATTTCTCTTAATGCACCCAAGGTTAATGTTGGTAGCAATAATGGTTTACCTTTAATGAAGATTGGAGATCCACTTGAGCTTGTAGTGAATGAAAAATTTCCGTTTGACCCGACATTTGTACCAAGAGTACGGATTCCATTAAGTCCGGGGGGAAAGACAAAAATGAATGCTCTCGCGAAGAACTCGACGTCCGCGCCAGCGTTCAAAGGTAGTATCACGTCTGCGATTGCACAGATTAGTAGTGCTCAGAGAAAAATACAAAAGGTTTCCAGCAACCCGTTAACTATGCGGGTAGACCAGATCGATGAGTCACCACTAGAACTCGTTGAGCAATCGCTGAACGCACTCAATACAAGGTTAAGTGCACTAACGGTAGCAACCGCTGGTGGATTCGGAACTCTTGCTTCTCTGATTACAAAACCTAAACTCCCAAGTTCAAAAAAGATTGCTGAGATTTTAAATGAAGAAGCTACTGATGCCGCGGGCGAACCGCTTCAATCTAAATTGAAGGAGCAGCCAGTAGAATTACCGTTATCACATTCCCCTCTATATCAATCATCATCAACATTAGGTGCTACTGGTGTAGAAATATCTAAGATAGATCAGGTGAAACAGCGTGGTCGTCAATTTGAGTCACCAGAAGATATCAGTGGTGAAAGTTATGATGCGCATATTAATTTAAGCGTAGAGCTTGGTGATTTTGATGCAAATGCGAAAAAATCATCGGGGGCGATATTGCGATCTGATACGGCAACTCCTGTTCCCGAACCTGCACCAGCAACTTCGTTCGATTTGCCATCAGGTGGAGTTGTACAAGCTACTAAGGGCAGTACGAATATAATTGGTACAAAAACAAAGTTTATTGAAGATTTAGATAATGGACAGATGATTGTTTTAGGTGGGGTAACTGGAATAATTGCTACGGTCATATCGGATACACAATTAATTTTAACTGAGCCGTGGAAGGGATCTACAGCGTCCGGTGTGTTACAGGTGTATCGGCTGAGACCCATGCAAGAATTTTTTGGAGAGTTCACTTATGGCGATATGGCACCGTTAGGGCAAAGTGGATTACAACTACGTGATTTAATGGTGGGATTTATCAGCCCTATAATTGAAGTGCCTCAAATAAATTCTGCATTGTTTGAGGGTGCGGTAGGGGATGAAGGAACAGATACTGATGGAGGTATAGATGGAAGTGAATGTGGGACTCCTGCAAATGTTCCGGCACTCGACATTGCACAGTTTTTAACTGCTGATATGGATTTGTCTACGGCGGAAGGATGTGGAAAATTTGTAGAAGCTGTTGTAGCAGGAACAGGTCCAGAAATTGGACATATTACAAAGAGTGGGGCCCAAACACAATGGAACGGACATGCAGTTGATGCTATTTTCTATAGAAGTAGCTCCCCGTTATACAACGGCGGTCATTATCAAGCGATAGATATTATAAGAGGCGCAGAGGCACCGGGCGCTGCACCGCAATGGATGCCGGTATGTGCACCCAGCGGAGCGTTTGAAGTGCTGCCGTCGAACTGGGGAGGAAAAATGTCTGGTTCCGGTGGTGGTTCATCACAATCCGGCGGCGGTGGCGGTCCATCACAATCCGGTGCGCCGAACGAAAGCGAGTTGTTTTAGTCAAGCACGTACGAGGATAACATATGGCATCATCTAAACCCGGAAAAGTTGCTGAAAAATTAAATCAAATACTTAACATGTCTAATGATAGAAGTGTCGGAAATTTATCGACTATTGTTAGTTCGGTGACCGATACGAAGGGAAAGATGAAATTTGCGTTTCGTGATGTTCGCACAGAAGTCGAACTATTACAATCTGCTCGGCCGGCTAAAGAGAAGAAATTTAAAAAACAAAACCGTGTATCTAAAACACTATCCAAAGCGGGAAATAAACTTAAAGGATTGGGCGGCAAGATTTCATCGTTAACATCAAAGGTGTTAAAATCAAAAGCTATGTCGATAGCTACATCCGCGGCACTGGGCCCAGCGACCGGAATACTTGCTGCAAAATTAGCAGGAAAAATTAAAATGCCTGGTGGCGGTAAAATTACCGGAGGTTTATCAAAAATTGCGAATATGACGGCGGTCTCGGGGCTAGGAGTAAGTATTATTAGAGAACTGAATCCTGCAAAAATTCGACGACCACTAAAAGAAGGATTATCTGCATCGGCCGCTGCGGCCGCGCGGCCGCTAGCAGAAACGGTAGCTGCATCTGTAATGTCGTCGTTAATCTCTGGAGGTCAGTTGGCGTCGCCTTTCTCTATTCCTAAACGTCTGTTTAAAACGGAAACAGCATTAGTTAAATCTCCTAGATTTTTTAATCCAAAAGCCGAGCAATACACGTTAGATTCAAAAGAAAAAACAATCGCAGATAATGCGGTAAAGCATGTTGTAGTTAGTACCACAGAAGAGCGATTATATCCGCAATCGGGTTTGTTAGAAGATGAAATCATGCATCGGCTGACACTACTAGCGGAAAATGTCTATATGCCAACACAAAACTATGCACGTTCTACAGGATTGGGTAATGTAAAAATTTTGGAAGGGTTCCGTGCAGAAAATAATCTCACAAGTCAGCATGAACGAGGGGAGGCACTGGACATTACATTGGGTAACGGATCATACGAAATGGCGTCTCAATGCTATCAATTAGCAGTATGGATGCGCGATCATATTATTTATGATCAATTGATTTTGTGTTTTGACATTTCGGGTGGGGGTCAAGTATGGATTCATGCCTCATTTAATATTGACGGCCGACGGCGTCAAGTATTGACGAAGGCTTTTAATGACACACATGAAGTGGGACTGCATTTATATGCGCTTCCGGTTGGTACAGACGTGGAAGCCGAGAAAAATATTAAGGCGGGAACGGAATTACTGGATATTTTAGCAGAGCGACAGCAACGACTACAACCACTAGGACTTGATACAGTATGATACAGAAACCCTATCGAGTGCGCCGACAAAAAAAGTTCCCCCTCATAGTAGGGGTAGACTATCGAATCAAAACGCACCATTAACTGTCTAAATACGCATATGGCATCCCAAATCCTATATAGCGACTTCGATATTTCGTTTCTTCCAGATCCTATCACTGCGGATTTAATGAAAGTACAAAATGAGGAATCAATTAAACAATCGTTGCGTTTACTGATATTAACATCGGTCGGTGAGCGTGTGTTTCAACCGGGGTTGGGTGGTACGGTCAATCGTATGCTGTTTGAGCAACTAGATCAGGTCACTACTACTGTGTTGATAAAAAATATTGGTGATACAATTCGGCAGTTTGAACCTCGGGTGGAGTTGCAATATATTGATGTTTATTTTGATAAAAAGCCTACCGGTGAATTTTTAGACCCCAATACATTATGGATTGAAGTTGTGGTCTCGGTATTTAATTTACCAGAACTTATTACAACGGGCGTGTTGTTGCGCCGGTTACGGTAACACATATATGGCTATCACATCTAATATTCAAATTGTTCCCCTTGACTTTGATACTATTCGCGGAGATCTCAAACGGTTTCTGCAGGCACAGACAGAATTTCAGGACTATAACTTTCAGGGATCGACACTATCAGTCCTATTAGATATTCTATCCTATGACGCGTATTATCATGGATGGTACACTAATTTTGCAATCAATGAGGTATTTTTACAAACCGCACAGATTCGCAACTCCGTGGTGTCTGCTGCTAAACAAGTTGGATATATTCCTCGATCAGTGACTGGGTCCACGGTGGAGGTAGATGTCACCGTGAATGGTATCGTGGCGAGTGAAGGTACGGTGTTGTTGCCCAAATATGCGTCATTTCAGTCAAATGTTGCAGGCACATTGTATACTTTTTATACATTAGATGATGCGCTCATTTATCCCAATGGTAACACTAACGTAACATTTACGGGAGTTCAACTTCGTGAAGGTACGTTGCTTACACAGACTTACAATATCACTCAAAGTAATTATACGGATACTGGCACAGTATTACGTATCTTTAATCAAAACGTTGACACGACCACAGTTGATGTTACGGTTAGTCCATCTGACAGCAGTTCCATCTCACATGTCTACACACGGGCCACATCTGCGGTATCGGTAAATGCTGTATCAAACGTATATTTTTTGTTTGAAACCAATGCGGGTGATTATGAAATTCAATTTGGAGATGGCCGATTAGGTCGCAACTTAAACATTGGTCAGCGTGTCGTAATTAAATATTTGGATTCGCGAGGAGCGTTAAGTTCAGGCGCCAATACATTTACATATACGGGTACAGGATTAGGTGCGTCAAGTAATACTACAAATGTTGCGGTGACCCTGAGTAATGTTAATATTCCGTCTTACGGTGGCGCACCGCGTGAAAGTATCGAGAGTATCAAGCGTTTAGCACCAAACATTTATCAAGCTCAAGGACGTGTGGTGACACCTGACGATGCTCGTACTATGCTACTGTCAGAGGTTAATGGGATTGACTCACTTACAGTTTGGGGGGGAGAGGACAACGATCCGCCCACGTATGGTAAGATGTTTATTTCTTTGAAACCCGTTAATGCAGAGCGGTTTGGCCCGACGCAGAAAGCGCAAATTATTAAAACTATACTTCGACCAAAGTCTTCGCCGATCCTTGGGTTTGAACTCGTCGACCCAGATTACATTTATTTGGTGACAGACTCTGAGGTACGATATAGTTCTGCATCTACTGCGTTATCGACTCATGAGTTACAGCAAACAATTAGTGAGGCAATTCAAACCTATGCGATACAATATCTTGGACAGTTTGGGTCGTACTTTCGTTACTCGCAGCTATCGCGTATAATTGACACGTCTGAAATTAGTATTCAAAGTAATATGTCTACGGTATTGTTGGAGAAAAAGCTTAAAATAGAGTCTGGTGTGTTAACTTATAAGTTAAATTTTGCTAATCCTATTTTTACACCAAGTAATAGTACAGGTATTAGTGGAAACGCAACCAGTATGGTGACGGTTAGTAGTAAAATTGGTACACAAACGTTTTCGCATATTGATATGTCAGGATTTGTGCAAAAATTTTGTTGGGTTGAAAATGAAGGCACATCACTGCATGTCTATAAAACAGATATTAACAATACGAATATTATTGTAAAGTCAAATGTAGGGTTTGTAGATTTTGCTTCTGGAATGGTAACGTTTACAAATTTCTCTCCACTAGCAATTACGACAAATCTAATCAATGAACTTCGTGTTCGGGCCATTCCACTCAATTCTGATATCACCCCAAATCGAAATCAAATTATTTTATTGCCAGCAGATAATGTTAGAGTGACAATGGTGGAGGATTTATTAAATCGACGAAATACTACTGTGGGTCGTAGTAACTTTGTGGGGCAATTAGGATTCGAGTCATTCAGGACGTAAGCACCTATGGCACATTTTGCCAATGATGTACATCATCGACTGAGCACACGCATACGTGATATTATTCCTGACTTTATAGAGTCAGAATATCCGGCGTTTGTTTCATTTGTTAACGCATATTACGAATTTTTAGAGCAGTACGATAACAAGCCGGTTGCATCGACGTATACGTTACAACCTGGCGTCATCACGGTGCGCTCAGGAAACTCTACTATTCTTGGTGGTAACACACAATTTAGCAATACTGCGATATATGCGAATAACGTGCAGTTCCGTGTTGGGTCTGATCAATTTCGTATTCGCAGCGTTGCAAATAGTACTAATCTTGTTATCTATGAAGTGCCAGCACGTTCGTATTTTGCAAATACGCATACTGTAGAAACTAACAAATCGGTTCGTCAAGCCTCTGGTGCAATTCGTCAACTGCTTACGATACACGACGTCGAGCACACGTTAGATGATTTTGTTACATATTTTCGCGACACATATCTGCGGGATATTCCACAGGGGTTAACCGATACTACGGTATTGATTCCTCGTATTTTGGATTTTTATAAATCCCGAGGTAGCGAAGCATCATATCAATTTTTGTTTCGGTCGTTGTATGGTAAAGAAGCAACGTTTTCGTATCCACGAGAGTCGGTTTTTACTACATCCGACAATCAGTGGGTTAAACCTATTATTTTACGATTGGATCATGAAGCGGATCTGAAGCTGGACTCACCTGCCTCATCGTTTAATAGCTCGCAAACGGTGTTTTCACTTACAACAGGTGGGCGGGCCGTTTTTCCTGCAACCGCTCGTAATCTCACTATTAGTATCAATGGCGTCATACAGGAACCTGATACCGCATATACGGTAAGTGGATCAACCATTACCTTTACCAGTGCACCAACCACTGGTGCGGCATTCGTTGGTGTGCTTAAATCAACAACAGGTAATGTATCTTCAATTGAAACTCGCGAAATCATAGGATTATCCAGCAATGCGCATGCGACGGTATTACAAGCT